AGTTCAGCCTCACGCTCTGCGGATTGCGCCTTAACGCCGTCAACATTGTTGACTTGCATCTCAAGATAGCCGTCCCATACCATCTTGGCTTGAGATGGTGTAAGTTTTGCTTTATGAAATAACCCTTGCGCCTCTGCAATATACGGGGTTAAATCCATTTCAGGTGGGAGCTTATCACTACCAGATAACTCATACTTATCTGCAGCTTCAGGAACCCCTAAAGCGGCATTAAATTTGTCCCACTCTTCTGGTGGCGCGTCCGCTGTTGGAATACCTGCTGGGCGTTTACCCAAAAGAGATTGTGAATTTGCAGTTATCTTCCACAAATCATCTACTGATTTAACTTTTTCAGTCCACCCCGCGCTTTGATACTCTTGCGGCACAGCGAAAGAAGGGCTTGCGCTTGGTTGCGCCGATGCGTCATGATTACTTACTTGAATTGGTTGTTGTACTTGGTCTGTCATTTTTTCCTGCCTTTTGTTTTACTTCTGTTTTTTCAATCTGATAATCGAATTCAATCTCTTTCAGGTGTGAAATCTTAATGTACTGCCTAACCTTGCTCCATACGCCACGCAATGCCGCGTATTGCTGTGTGATAATCGGGTCAGTTGACATGATGGTCGCATCCCAATGACACGCGTTTTTAAGCCATGCCAATATGATTTTTCCGTCATCACTTGCAGCCACTCGGTTAAGTGCCTCAATAAATGACTTATCGCTTATCTTAATCATGCTCTCGCTGTCTCACTTGCGCTTGATAGTTTCTGGACAATATCGGCAGCCTGAACACCGCCTTCAAGCTGTTGCTGGTTCGCCATTTGCTCTTGCTCTTGACGCATCATTTCCTCCACTTCATCATCTTGTCGGATGATGTTAACAGGCAACGAGCGAATAGAACCAAGCTCTTTAACGCCTTCATGTAGGTTGATGCGGTGACGGACAGACGGGTCAACTTGCATGGCTTGGATTGAGAAGCCCAGAACATCAAGAATTGCCATGTATTGTTCGGCTTTTGACGCGTTTGCAGCCTGTGTTTTATATTTAATCTCGTAAATATCCAAACCTTCATCAATACGTTGCACAAGGATGTCGGGAATATATGTTATTTCCTTACCGCTCGCAATGCGCTCTTGCTCTTGATCAGATCCTTTAACAACCCCAAATTCACCATCTTCAAACAATATATTAACCGAGCGAGACACTAAAGGTGTAAACAACTCTGCGATCTGCCGAGAGAACAATGCAGACAATGACGCATTCCGTATCTGGTTTCGGATCTGTGCCTCTCCAAATGTCATTTGCGTTTCATTATTAAAATCAATAAGGCGGTCAATTGAGAAATGTTGCGCGATTGTGTTCTTTAATTCCTCAATTCTATTCATCGCAACATTCATATCAGGCGGTGTGCCGATCTCAAATATCGGTTGAGACGTACCCACAGCCTGTGATGCGTTGAATACGGTAATTGCTCCGGCACTTGTGTCTATCATCCCGCCAAGGATACTGTCATCAAGGACCCCTTTTGGCATATCAAGGGCTTTTTCAGCGGCAACGATAATAGCCTCACGCAATCCATTAAGCTCCCTAATATCAGGTAACGATTGCATAGCAGGAGAACGCCCGTATTTCTCATAATTATTCTTACGGAAACGACCTACTTTGATAGGGATTTCAGCAAATCCACTTTCTCTCAACGTATGGCCGCTGTCGTATTCCATATGGATTGATTGATACGGCATAGCAAGAGTTTATTGCAAATAACATAAGAGAAGAGTTAAAGCCATCACTGCAAAAATTAAACGACCATCCAGATTTAATGATGTCTTTTATTGATTTTGCCGAGAACACTCATTCAGAGATATTAAAGATAAAAAAACAATATGGGCAAGAAGACAGGCTTTCGTCTGGTGGTGGTGCCGCACCCGCAGATTTGGATAGTGTCAAGAAGTCTCTACTTGATGCGCGTACAAAAGCACAGAAGGCCGCTCCGTTTTCTATCGAAAGAAAGCAGGCTGAAGCTGATATGGATAAGCTGCGACAACAACTTGCAAAGATGGTTAATGTATAAGGGGGTTGACACCCCCTTTTCTTTTATGTATTATAATTGTCGGTGGATACCAATGCGCAAAGCATTGCCCGTCTGATACAGCTTAATTGCCCAGACAACGCCCGTTCTTCTGAATGGATACCGTGTCGAATGATTAGTTTTTTCGTTCAACATACCATTACAGGAGAATCAAATGGTACAATCTATTGATAAGGCACTCATTACCGAGTTTTCGGAAATGGTGCATCACGAGGCCCAACAAGTAGTTTCCCGCCTCAAACCCTACTCTTTTATGAAGCAAATGACTGGCGATGTATTCGCTTATGACGGCTTGGGCCGTGTAGAAGCTCGTGAAGTTATCGGACGCAGCGCACCTGCAACGTTTGATGATATCACCCACAACCGCCGGAAAATTAGCCGGAAACGTTTCGTTGTCAATCTCCCTATTGACAGTTCTGACGTTCGTGGTGCTTTACTGTCCCCTGATAGTGAGTATGCAAAAGCTGCTGCCTCTGCGATGATGCGTCAATATGACCGCGTTATTTATGACGCAGCGTTTGCAAGCGTATTGACTGGGCGTGACTTTGAAACAACTGTTACCGCCGCAGCTGATGGCGTATTGACTGTTGATGCTACCGCTGGACTGACATACGAGAAGCTGTTGGAGATCCGTCAAAACTTCATGGATAATGATGTTGGTGTGGACGCTAACGAGAACTTGTTCCTGACCATTACCGGTGATGAACATACCGATCTTATGGGCGAAACAGAGTTGACTTCTGGCGACTTCACGCGCCAATTCGTGATCGAAAAAGGAAACATCACTAACGCACTTGGTATGGCACTTGTACCATTTGCCGCGTCTGTTCCTAGCCCGATTATTCCTACAGTTTCCGCACAACGCCAACTGATTGCCGCGTCTGACCGTGCTTTCTGTGTCGGTGTTTCTAAGGAAATGTCGGTTAATATCCAAGAACGTAACGACCTGATCGAGACGACCCAAGTCCAAGTAATCATGGAGATTGGGGCTGTTCGTACTGAAGGCGCGTTGGTTCAAAAAGTAACTGTAACCGCTTAATAGGAGAGAAAAAATGGCTGTTGAAGACAAATATGTAGATTCGTTGACTGTGTCTGGTAAGGCGACTAAACCCGCTTTCACTGGAACCGGAGATGAAGAGGTAACTATGGTGGCTACCCTTGAGGTGGCTGTAGCTGATGACGATGGTTCAAAATACCGCTTGTTTAAGGCTATCCCTTCCACGTACATCCCCGCAGAAATCAGTGTTATGTGTGACGCAATCACCGGTGGCACTGACTATGAGCTCGGGATTTATGAAACCAACTCTGGAGCGGTAATCAGTAAAGGCTTGTTTATGACTGGGCAAACGCTTGCCACAGCATTGACACGTGCTACTGGGCACCAGTTGGGATTGGCTGCGGTTGATATTGCTAACTGCAAGAAAACCTTAGCTGAACTTTCTGGGCAATCCCGCCCTAGCAACGTATATGACATTGTATTGACGGCTGATACTGTAGGTACTGCCGCAGGTACCGTGTCTGTTATTGCTAAGTTTATCAAAGGCTAATTAATTATCGAGGGCCAATTATATGAATATTACGTCAAAAACAGATGTTTGTAATTTGGCCCTTGATTTGCTTTCCGCTGGTGTTGTCCGTGATGTGGACAACCCTAGCAACCCAACGGAAGAACTTCTTTCGCGTTGGTATGAACAAGTCCGCCGCAAGGTATTGCGTGAGCACTCATGGAATTTCGCGCTTAAACGTGCAGCATTAGCAGCATCATCTACATCGCCCGCATTTGGTTATGATAGCCAATACCCATTACCCGCTGATTTTCTAAGGCTTTTGTATATTCAAGGGGAAAACGGTGGGCCACTTGATTATAATCTTTATCAATTAGAAGGTGGAAGCATCCTAACAAGTATCGGAACATCATCCTCTGGAACGGTTAATATTGTGTATGTTTCAGACTTTCAGACGGTATCAAGATTTGACCCTCTGTTTATACAATTATTGGCGCATGAGTTGGCCCTTGCTGTATCTTATAAGGTTACTGAAAGCAATACAAACGTTCAACGTATCGCAGAAATACGCAGAGGGTTAGCAGCACCATTAGGTACCGTACCATCAACAGACTGGTTAGAGCGACCATTTGCACCAGCAGTCGTGGTGTTGATAATCGTATTCAGACCCAGATTAGCTGCCGTAAGGGCAGTGCCAGACATAGCGCCTTGGAACAGAACCTTCGGATCATCTACAACAAATACCTGCATACCTGCAGTAATTGGAGCAGTAGAACCAAGCGTGAGGTTAAGGTTCAGCGGATTAGGAGCAAACCCAACCACAACACCAAGCACAGACTGAGTAGCACTGTTGGTAGCAACCACAACGCCCTTCAGCGGAACCTGCGCAGTACTAATCCCAACAGTCGGCTGTACGCCGGTACCATCAAGAGCCACAAAATCACCAACGAACATATTGCCGCTGGCATAGTAAGTACGAGCAGCGCCCGTCCACGGAGCACCATTAGAGTACTTAACCGGGGTAAAACCACCGAGGTAGTTAGCCATACATAAAACTCCTTAAATTATTTAATTTCGATATCGCCGAAATTACCTTGTTTGGCATCACGTTTAGTCTCAGCGACAAGCTGATCAGACTGAGAGGCCATAGCCTTCTGATCCTCATCCCACCAATCCTTTTGGATCTTCATCAAGACCCCAGTAACGCCACCGCCCACGGAGACTGTCTTCGCAGACCCTTCAGCCGTTGGGATAGAAACACGACGGTCGCCGATCTTGACATCACTGTCAGTCACAACTTCCCATCCTGCACCTTTCATGCTTTCCACACGTCCATCAACATCATTGACAATGTAGTATTCAAAACGAGGGTCTTTTCCCACAACACCCAATCGAGTACGAGACAAATCAGCAATCGGGGTTCTAGTCTTACGTGTACGGTCTACCATCACTTATCTCCATTCTTACGCAG